AGAAACCGAGGTGCGTAGAGTGCAATCCCATAATAAAACACCAGAAAGTATCGCACAATGGCTAAAAACTTTAGCAAACAAAAGTTCTGAAGAGAAGGCACTCATAAATTTGAAGCGCAGCCACACCATAGATGGTATTATGGCAAGAGGATATGATGAAGAACAAGCAACATCTATGAGTATAGCCTACTTCTCTAAAAGGAAAAATCATAGTCTGATAAGCCAGAAGATGTTTGATATGATCAAGGATCGCATAGGCGAATCTGGATTATATTATAAATCACTCAATTATGAACGCCAGTTAAGTAGATTTTGTGTGGATTTTTTTGATGCGAGTAGTAGTGTAGTAATAGAGTTTTTAGGTGATTATTGGCATGCCAACCCTTGCAAATATAAGGCATCAGATAAAATATATGATAAGTCAGTTAGTTTGGTTTGGCTTGATGACAAAAGACGGATACATGCTATAAACTCACATAAGGACGTATCTCACGTCTACATAATTTGGGAAAGTGAATTCAGAGACAACCCTGCCGATACAGTTGCATACGCAGTAGAATGTATAAATCAACACAGGAAAGAAAGATTAAATGACAGAACAGATTGAAGAAAAAGAAATCACTGTTGGAGAACTAAGAGAATTATGGTTCTCAGGAGAATATGATATTGAGCTGGACACTCCTGATGGATATCAACCAGTAACAAATTGGTTTGATAAAGGCCCCCTTCCTATAGTTGAAGTCAGGCTTGACAATGGGGCAGTCACTCGTTGTGCAGCAAGCCATCTTGTGCAAGCTCTTCAAGATGGTGAACCCATCTGGAAGCTTGCGAGCGAATTGGATCAGGGGGATCAAATTTTGACTCTAGACCCACACGCTCCGTATGGTAGAGTGATAGAGATTATTGATCAACCAACTGAAGATTGTTATGACTTTGAGATTGGTCATGAAAATCATCGTTATTGGGGCGATGGAATCAGCAGTCACAACTCTGGAAAATCCTTTCTTGCATCAGGCAACATTATCTCAAATGCCCAAAAGAAAGATGTGTTTGTGGTGTTGATTGACACTGAGAATGCACTTGATGAAAGTTGGCTCAAAGCGTTGGACGTTGATACTAGTGAGGAAAAGCTGCTCAAGGCCAACATGGCCATGGTTGACGACGTAGCCAAACTTATCAGTGACTTTATGAAGGATTACAAAGCTCGTTATGGGATATTACCTGAAGATGAACGCCCTAGAGTATTGTTTGTGATAGACAGCTTGGGTATGTTGCTAACACCCACCGATGTCAATCAATTTGAAAGTGGTGATCTCAAGGGAGACATGGGTAGAAAACCACGGGCACTTGCAGCATTGGTCAGAAACTGCGTTAACATGTTTGGTGAATATGATGTGGGAATGGTTTGCACAAATCATAGTTATGCCAGTCAAGACATGTTTAACCCTGATCCTATCATCAATGGAGGCCAAGGACAAATCTACGCTTCAAGTATTGTGATTGCCACACGCAAGCTCAAGCTCAAGGAAGACGAAGAGGGCAACAAGATCAGTGAAGTACGTGGAATTAGAGCACAATGCCGTGTGATTAAAACACGTTACAACAAACCTTTTGAGACAGTTGAAGTCAAAATTCCATATGATCGTGGCATGGATCCCTACAGCGGGTTACATGATCTGTTTGTGCAAAAAGGATCGCTCACTAAAGAAGGCAACAAATGGTGCTACACTTGTGTGGATGGTTCTCAAATCAAACAATTTGAAAAAGCTTGGAATCGCAATGAGGATGGATGTCTAGATAGGATAATGGATGAATTCCATCAACGGTTTCATGATACACCAGTTGAGGTAACAGTAACTGATGAGTGATCACATGCGTATGTTGCGCAGTCAATTGGATGCCAGCGTCAATTTTGTTGAGCAGCAATTGACAGGATTTATTGAGAGCAGATATGTGAGGCGTGAGGATAGGTATTTTATTGCCTACCTCAGCAGCCAAACTGGGTGCAATCGTGGCTGTAGGATGTGTCATCTTACAGCCACCCGCCAAACACAATTCACCAATTGCGACCAGCAAGATTTCGTTGCTCAGTTGGAGACAGTGCTGAGTCATTATCATAGAGATACACCAGCAGTGGTGGCACATCTCAACTGGATGGCACGCGGAGAGCCCTTGAGCAATCCCACTCTCACAGAAACCAGCACTGAGCTATTGCTGAGATTGGGACAGATGTGCAGAGAGCATGATCTGTTGCCCAAGTTCAACATCAGCACCATCATGCCCATGACCATGCGCAAGAGACTGGTGGAAATGTTTCCCATCATAACTCCCACACTCTACTATAGCATCTACACTGTAGATGCTCAGTTTAGAGAAAAATGGTTGCCTGCTGCTATGAATGTTGATCATGCACTGGATCAGCTGTATGAATATCAGTATGTGAGCAAAAAAATCATCAAGTTCCATGGAGCGTTTATCCAGGGAGAAAATGATGACATTGCACAGGTGAGACGCATGTGTGAGGCTATCCAAAATCGAACCATCAGAGGCGAGTTCAATATTGTGCGATACAATCCCTTCAGCAGTGAACAGGGTAGGGAAAGCAACAATCTGGACACCATTGCCACAGTGATTGGTGAGTATATGCCCTGCAAGATCGTCAGTCGTGTGGGCACAGATGTAGCCGCAAGTTGCGGAACCTTCATCCAATCCTAGTTTAAATATGTCTTAAGATAAACCCAGAGGATCACCCATGGCCAAACCATCCAGTCAAACTGTCATGCTGATAAATGACGAACATGACACCCCCACCAAGTATCTCACCACTGTGCCCACCAAGGGCACCAAGAGTGGGAATAAATTACGTTTTCGCAAATATGACCCAGTTGTAAAAAAGCACTGTTGGTTTGTGCAAAAGAAACTTCCTTCACCAAAGTGAAGGAAGTAATTCATTTAGTCTTGATATAACACAAAACTCCATCTAATATACAATATTCCTTTGCTCACAAAAGTTGTGAGTAAATAGGATCAACTTTTCAACCAAGGAAATCATCATGGAAATTGATGCAAAAACAGTTGCTGACTTGTGGGAAACCGTCAAGGAATATGTGCCAGCCAACAAACGTGAAGAACTGGCCTTGAGCTTTTTGGAAGTGTTTGTGAACAATGACGTTGACATTGAACACATGGAAGATCTCAATGGAGTAGATGACAATCTGGACACTGCTCTTGCAGAAGTTTTTGGCGAAGAAATTGACGACGAAGAATAATTGGAGCGATCCACATGCAGTGGTATACCAGATGTAGAGACGACATGAGTTTGCTACCTGACATGTTGGAGTTCTTCAACAAAGAACTTGCAGACGCTCAAACAGAAACCAAAATCCGTGGCAGCCTTGAGAAGAATTCTCAAGACTTGCCTGGGATCGTCAGCCATAGATTCAATCAATTGCAGGAAATTGAAAGTGTTCTCAAGTTCCTCAATGTCAAATATGACAAAATGAGAAGCGACCACTATCGTCGTTATCTGGAACGCTACAACAGAGAGCTTTCTGATCGCAGTATTGAAAAATACATTGATGGTGAATCGGATATTGTGGACATGAACAACCTTATCAATGAGGTTGCTCTGGTTCGCAACAAATATCTGGGCATCATGAAAGGCCTGGATGCCAAGGGATTCAGCTTGGGCAATATCACAAGACTCAGGATTGCTGGCATGAATGACGCAGAATTGTAAACTACTGCGTCATCATTTGCAACCACACCCACTCTCCTGGGTCAAGTTCTATGCCACCCTTCCAACCATCCTCCACAAACTGATAATCAGTTAGTATCTCATCCAACAAGGATTTGTATTCCTGCAAATTGCATGTGTGCATCTTGATAACACTCAGTGTATATGGAGATCCCAGATGTGTGTGAAACCCCAGCCTGGCCTTCTCGATTAGAGCAGATTTGAGATTAAGCAGACAATAATCAATGGTACCTATTGTCCTGGTTGTATTGTCAAAATCCATGAAAATTTTTTGATCAGGAAACCACAAACAAGTTTTGTGAGACTGTATGTTCACACCATCATTCTCAACCACGTATAATCAGATTCTGACACTATTAGTTTTTGATCAGCTAGAGCTGGAAGGCCTTCAATTGAATAGGATTCAAATATCTGATCCAGCATAGAGATGTTATCAGATAGTTGATACATCCTGTTTTTGCAAACATAAAAATGCAAAGGCTCATTTTTTATTTGCACCACACACAAATCACTCAGTGCTATTTTCTTTCTTGCCTCCCAATTAATAGCATTGCTATAGTAGATGTTTTGTCCCATGACATGAGGTTTCAAAACAATCAAAACCCTATGTTGGGTAAACCACAAAGTGTTTTTAAATATCTCCATGATCATTCTCTTTGTTGTGGCAGATCTCATCTAACAAAATTTTATTCATCTGCTCTGGAGTGACATCAGCGGCTTCCAGGATGGTATAAACCTCAGCCAATTTGTGGCCCCAGGTTTCATGATTGTTGTTGAGGCAGTCTACAAGGTTGTAGATCTTCTCGCTGAGAACACTCTGGCTTTGCAGGAGATATTCAATCACATGCACACTGGCCAGCAGCAGATTTTTTTTCACATCATCGCTCAACTCATCGCAATTGCTGACTTTGCTTTGTAGGTGTCGATAGAATTCCTGTGGGTTTTCAAAAATTTGGCTCATGCCAAAAATATACACAATTTAGGTAAGAGAATCAATTGCCCGGATATGCTCATCCCAGAACTTGTCGTCATCCATTTTCAGGTAATCTGCCATTGAACGAAATTCTGGCCATTGCAGATGCATGATGGCCTTTTTTCCTGATCCACAAATTCCCAAAAATAAACATAACTGCTGGGACATAGGGGATCCACAACACCATTGGGATGCAATATCAGATGTCCCACCTCATTGAACCAATACACTGGTGCAGTCCAGATGCCTTGTGCATTGGCACTGGCAATGGTGTAGTAGCAGTCCTTTTGCATATCATTGATCACGTGGTGATCTTTTTTGAACCAGCAAATAATCTTCAACATCCAACATTTGTTGTTTATTACCAGGGCAACCAAAGGTGCGCCACCCACAAGAGGGGGCCAAATCAATACTAGTAAAATTGGGCTACCTGAGACTAAAATAGGTGGCAGGCTCAACACAGTTGCTGCACACCATACCAACAAAAATTTAGTGGATCTGGGTAGTTCTTGATAGTATTTCATTTTCCAAAAAGCCTTGCCCAAAAACCACGCTTTTTGTTGGCTTGCCTGTGCTCTGCAGCCTTGCGCGGAGATACCTGAGGTTCCTGCGGCTTGACAGCCAGTTTCTTCATGCGTGATTCCACAATTTCATACCAGCTCAACAGGTCCACAGCGGCGCCATAGGCTTCCCAAACAATCAACAGTCGTGCAGGACTGGATTGTGGGTCTTGGGTGATATTGCCAATCACAACTGCAATATTCCTGTTTTTGGCATAATCAAATGCTATTGTCAGAAACTCTGCTAATAGATGTGGCTGCACACGGGCTGTGCCACGATACAAGGGTTGATCATATGTTTTGCGGGGCGCAGGATTGCTGTCTCTGTAAACCACACGATCCTTGTAAACTATCTTGTCCTTGTAGACAACACGTTCCTGGATCTGGGTGCGGCCCTGTGGCATAAGACCCTCCAGGCCCTCTTTGGCAACCATGCGCCTAGCAGCATGCAAGGCAGCCTCTGCCTCTCCTGTGCCTGTTTCAGGACGGAGAGCTAGAGTGAGAATGTTTTTGAACCGTTCGCTCATGGTTGCCTCTAGTTGGATCAATGTTAGCGGTTATCTATATCCTGATAACCCACAATATCACAAACACCTTCAACAAATTCATAGGCGTTCTCAATCACACGATCTGACTGATAAACGTCTTCTGCACAATGAATGCGTTGATCCTGCACAAACTTCACACAATAGAGCCACAGCTTTTGGGCATCACTGTTTTGCACATTCTTGAGCATATTGCCCATGTATTCATAACTGGCAATCATAAATCCAATGGGATCCATGCCAGCCCCAATCCCGTCATCCATGCGCCGCACCAGGAAATCTGCCACACGTTGCTGGTCAGGCGTATCGAGCTGAACTTCCTCGGCGTTGACTGGAGTGCGCTGACCCAATTCAAATACCTGTTTGAGCAAGGGCATAAGGTTGTTGTTGACCTTGCCTAGTTCATCAAACATCAGCTCTTCCAGCAAATGATCAACCTGCATTGTTGTGCTTCCTATATGCTGCCAGGATCAGAGACTCCATTTCAGGATAGCTGTGATCTTGCACATCCTCATCAACAGTCTCCAGCTTGAGCATTTCCTCTGCAACTTGCTCAGAGCAGACGTCAGAAAGATCAGGATCATCTTCCTCCTCGTCTGGCTGATTGTTCATGAACATTGCGGCCCATTGTGCTAGAAAATTCATGATATCCTGATCATCAGAGATGCGTATAAACAACACTCGCCTGTTTTCAAAGGGGTTGGGGTCCTGTTCCTCAGGGTCCATGGTAAAATTCCTTGATTGTATATGTTACTATTACATGCACTCTGTGCAATGCACTCTGTGCAATGTCAATTGTTAAACCTTGTTCCAGTGTGCCTTCACGCAGCTACGGGCACGCTCACGGGTCATGCCCAGGTCCAGGATGGCCAGTTCAATCACCTTGTTGATATCATGGCCCAGATCCTTGTGTGCACGGATCAGACGGCGCACCTTCTCGGCCCAGGTGAGCTCGCCGTCCTTGGTGATGCGCACTTCCTTGCGGGCAGGAATCACAGGAGCCACCACCACCTTGCGCTCAACAGCAGCAGGAGCAGGAGCCACAGGAGGCACAGGCATCTTGTTGCCAGGAATCACCATCTCGCCGATCTTGCGCATCTGCGGCACCTCAGGCAAGGGCTGACCCTGGGGAGCCCAGGCGCAAAAACGATTTACACGCCCACGAGTCTTCTTGAGCACACGGCCCTGACCAGCCTGGATCTTGGTGTGGATCAGCTTGCTCACCGTGACCTCAGTGCCACAGGTGGCGCGGTAGGTGATGCCACCGCCCTTGGGGGTGGTTTCATAATCATGGCGGGTGTTGCCATTGCCACCCAGCGCAGTGCAGATGCGGCGCCAGCCTGCATCATGCTTGCGGCCCAGATCAGGACGGGCATAGGTAACCAGGTGTGCCACTTCATGCGGCACAGTGTTGTCCATCATGTCCTGGAAATGCTTGCCCTGGATGATTTCACGGTTGAACCTCAGCTTGAAGTCCTGGGCTTTGCGGGTGAACATGCAGAAGCGGCAAGATGCCCAACCAGCAGTGCGGCCCGTGAGATTGAACAAAATTTGCGGCTCAATTTTCACGCCATACAGGGCTTCAGCCTTGGCCAGCACCTGGGCGGTCTTGCTGCGGATAGCATCGAAACGGTCTTGCATCACTGGTTTCCGTTGCTTACCTGATCAATATAGCACAGGCTGACCAAATGTCAACCACTTTCTTACCCCAAAATCACCCACCAGTGGCTGCCCTGGGCAACGGTCTGGCCCCAGCACCCAGCATATTTCTCACCCTGGTCCAGGACCAGGTAGCTGACGCCAGCAGCCTCGAGAGCCTGCGTCACGTCGGCAGCCAACTTGGTGCTGTCCATGCCATGGCGGTAGAAGAAGCCACGGCGAACCACGATCTGGCCCTGCTTGTTGCGGCCGATTGCGACATCCATCCCCACCAGTGCATCTCGAATCTCTTTCATGGTGTGCTCCTTGCTCTATGTGGGCATTATAGCACGTTGGCTCTTGAGTGTCAACCAAAAAATCGCCCAATGGTGAAAAAAATCTCAGCCTGTGAGCAGTATCCGCACACACATTTCACCAACGAGCCCCACGAGAATGGGCTGGTTCTTGCTAACCTGTTGATATCTTTTGAAAGCTAACCCATTGATCTCATTATATCTGCAGGACCCGCCCTTGTTGTGAGGATCCTCAGCCCTGGGCCTGGAACATCAGCACCGCAGCGCCCATTTCCCGCCACATCCGCTCTTGCCTCTGCAGATTCATCTTGCGGGTCTTGCACAGATCACGGATCTGTTCAAACACCTGCACCATGTGTGCATGGCTCTTGAAACAATCGCGCAGATATTCATCTGCAGCCTCATTGGGCACATACAGCATGTCATCAGCCACAAAGGCCAGGATATGATCGCCCTTGCTCTGCACCACAGTGTTATACACACGGGGACGATCTTCCTTGCGCATGGCAGCAGCACGGTCAGCAGCTTGATCCCAGGTCAACATGTGTTGTGCTCCTTGCTCTCTATGACCCCATAATAGCATGATCACAGCCTGAGTCAACCAAAAAATCACCTAATAATCTTGCGCAAATGAGCAAAAATGCACAATTTTTATATCTAGAAAACGCTTGACCCAGAGGCGGTAGATGCTATAATCAGCCCATACAACGGCAGATAAGGGGCCAAACAGCAACCAGGGCACGAAAAAAGGTGGACTAGACACACCTTTTTTGGTAGACAACCCGCCCAAACGCTGCTATATTGGCCACATAGAGAGCAAGGAACACATGCACATGGAACTCAATAACGCTTTTGTTCGCGTCCACACTGGCGCTACCAAGGCTGGCGTTGAAATTCGGGACACTGTGTTCCGCCTGCTGGGACACCTGCAGCGCAACGAGATCGGCATGTTCATCACCGTGGACGGCAAGGACGTCAACATTGATGGCATCCGCAACGGCAAGAACCGCATCTACCTCACCAAGCCTACTGACTATGAGATGCTGGACGCCAAGACTGGCGCCGCTGCTGTCAAGGCTGATGAGGACGAGGATCAGGGCCGCACTGACGATGAGATTGCTGCGGACCTCAAGGAAACTTTTGACATCCTCAGCGAGATGACCAGCGCCGTGGCCAACGGTGTGGTGAAAGGCCTGGTTGTCAGCGGACCCGCTGGCGTGGGCAAAAGCCACACTGTGGAATCCACTCTGGATGACACCCTGGGTGTGCAGGCCAAGCTCATGAGCCGCCTGCCTCAGTATGATGTGTTCAAGGGCAATTTGAGTGCTATTACGCTGTATATGACCCTCTACAAGTATAGCGAGGAAGGCAGTGTGCTGGTGCTGGATGATTGTGATGGTGTGCTGTATGATGAAGATGCCTTGAATATTTTGAAGGCCGCTTTGGACACCAAGAAGGTGCGTCGCATTCATTGGGGCACCAACAGCCACATTCTGGAAAAGGAAGGTGTTCCCAGCTCTTTTGAATTCAAGGGCGGCATCATCTTCCTCACCAATATTGACTTTGAGAACTGCAAGAGCGCCCGCATTATCAACCACCTGCAGGCCATCATGAGCCGTTGCCACTATATCCGGATCAGCATGAACACGTTGCGTGAGCGTGTGATCCACATGCGCAATGTGGTGGAAACCACCAACATGCTGGCTGACTATAACTTCACCAAGAACGAGGTTGATGAGGTTATGAATTTCCTGATGGCCAATTTGAACAAGCTCAGGGAAGTGACCCTGCGCGCCGTGCTCAAGGCATGTGACCTCAAGAAGGCCATGCACACTACCTGGGCCAAGACTGCACTCCGCAGCCTCTGCAAGTAATCAAGATATAGTGAGCTAGGATTTGGTCCTAGCTCACTATATCACACTATATGGGACTTGCGTTTGGTATATTTGCGTTTGGGTAATTTGGGTGTGCAATTGATACCATGGTATCTTGTATGTGTGGTTTTATTTTGTGTCTGGTATCCACATGCAGAGCATGTGAGCCAGAGTCTCGTAGGATCATTTAATGTCCGTTTCATGGACTCAATCCTATTGTTCACATGATCTGACGATTGAGGTCTTCCTCTGAGTTTAGCTGCATGTTTCTCTATAGATTCTGGTGATTTAGGTAGACCGGTTTTTATTTGACGCAAGTGTTCAATTGTTTCCGGTTTATGCCGTTTGCCTGTTTGACGTATACTGGCATTTTTCCTATATTCATCGGATTTGGGAGGCATCTTTCTGCCTCTCTTTTTTAAACCTGCTGCCTTGTAGTTGGCCATAGCCTTGTCCGACCTTGTATATTTCTGTCCTAAATTGTGGAAGACCTTTGCATTATCACCTTGGCGTCTATACCACTTATTAAGGCAGTTATATTCCCCCAAATGGGCGGATATTATATCTTGTTCAGCCCAATAAGCCTCATCAGGATCTAGATATTCTGCAATTATGACAGCATCAAAATTATCCGGAGTGTATTTTTGTAGCAGTTGTTTGATAATTTTTGAACTTGTGAAATATTTGACCCATAGGTCTTGGATGGGCCGTCTACCCAGTAATATATGTGCTGCTCTAAATCCAAAGTAATATTCCCCTGTGGGTAGACAAGTAATCTTGTAGACATATGCAGGAATAGGTTGTAGATTGTTAGTCATGCTGAATGCTCCCAATAAGCGTTTAGAGTGGGTGGGTGTTGGTAGCACCGCGA